CCGAAGAGTTTGAATCGTTCGTTCAGTAGCGCCCGAATCCAGTAGCGACCTCTGTTCTGATGACGTTCATGAGCAGTACTTCGAGATTGTTCGTCAGCTTGGTCAGTCTCGTTGAAACGCAACTTCGGCTCTACGCCTGAATAGATGTTCGCACCAGTCCAGACGTTGTTACCATCACCTGATGGCATACCTGCAGGAAGCCTCGCGGGGTCGATGGTTCCCTGCGTGAGAATGCTCGCGTCCAGTGGGAGCGGGTTGAAGACGACGCCATCAGTCGAGTATTCGAAGATGTGCGTGCCTTCGTTCCACTTCATCCAGCGAGTTGCCATTAGACTATTCCTCGAGCTTTCCAGCTACAGACGCAAGTGACTCGTGATCCAATGCTGTCATAAACGAGCACCTTGAACTCTGTGGGGTTCGGCACGTCTATGAAGTCGTAGATAGCATTGAGCGGCTCTGGACTCTTTGTTGGAGTAACCGTTATCGAGTCGACGTCTTTGAAGTCCTTGTTGAACACGACTTGGGTTCCACCCTCATCGGCTGCCAAGGCATTGACGAATCCCGAGTCAATCTCTTTCTTGACATCGAGGGACATGGTCAAGTCAGAAAACACTGCCAGAGCTTTCGGTGTGCTCGACGTGAAGTTGAAAGTCAGTCGAACATATCGAAAACTCTCGATGAAAGTTGACGCGCCGGTTGATGGGGGAGTCCACGTGATATTGTCTACAGAACTCTCCACCTGTAGGACTACGCTCACGATTCCCTGATTGCTCAGCTGCTGAAGTAGCCAGCTGACGTTCAAGATGACGTTGTTGAAGATAGCTCCGTAGTCAATACTCTCACGATACAGCGCAGTCAGAGCACCGGGCTGGAGATATGCAGGGAACCCAGCAGCTACTTGGTCAGAGGGCTGGTCCCAGAGATCCTCAGTGAAGTGTGTCTGCCACGTATCGTCCTCGTCAATACAGACAAGGAGCTTACCAGTGTTTGCAGCGAACCAGACATACTCCTCAGTCGCCCAACCTTGTGCGTCCGTGTAGTCCCAACCTAGGACAGGCTCCCCATAGATTAGAGCGTTAACACGATAACCAGCAAGAAGCGAATGACGTATATCCTCCAGCTCGAAGTCGGGAGGCTGTCTGACGTCGACGCTAACCGATGCTCTTGGACTTCGGTTCCCGGCAATGTCAACAGCCTCAACACCATACGTGAACGTCCCTGCGGACGATTCAAACCAGACGAAGAACTCACCCGATATGGAACCGATAACCGAGTTGTTTCGGTAGACATCATAGTGATTGATTCTCCACGTCGAGTTCGGTCGAGAGTAGCGCAGAAGGACATTGTTGTCGATGACCTGCGCATTGATCATCGGTGCCGGAATTGCAGGAATCGTAACGAGGACTGCTAGGAACGCTGTAGAGTAGGCTCCGAGTCCATTACGAGACCTGACCAGATACGTATGATTACCCACCAGAATCGGATCAAGTCGAACTTCCGTTTGGGGAGTAGCAGCGACGAAAAATGCAGTCTCCCAGACTGTTCCCTTGCGAACTTCGTATGACGCAGCATTTGTTGCACCGGACCAGAAAATCCTCAGGACTGACTGCTGGAGAATTTCGTAACCGATAGTCGTGGGAGAGGTTGGGATTGCACCAATCGTCCCTTCGGTATCGGTGATGATGCGAGTAAGTGGTGCTACCTCCGCTTGCAGCTCACCAATGCTCAAGACGAACGCCTGCAATATCTGATACAGCTTTGGATCAGTATGCTGGTATCCTTCAACCAGCGAGGCGAACGTGGTGATTCGTGTGACAGCCATTAGACGTTCACACGGCCAGTCCAGAGCAGGGTAGCATAGAGCTTCAATCGAGTCAGCTGGAAGTAGTCTTCCGCGCCGTTCGTCTGAAGCTTCACCGAGGCACGCTCATCTTGGAAGTTCAACATCCTCTCAAGCGTCCGGCCAGGCTGAGCACTCAGAGCGATACCGGCTGGCTGTGCAGAGCGCGCCCGATCGATTCCGGAGATGGTCAGGTTGAGCGCCCCGTTGCCCTTTGCTCGAAGCTGCAAGTGGCCGAACTGATAGATGACGGGGTCAGCTTCGGGTGCATCGGGAGGCAAGAGAGCAGTCTCGATGAAGCTCTCGATTGCCATGCCGAAGTCATCCCGCGCAGCCTCATCGTAGCTGTAGATGTCGTCGTCCCTCGACCCAAATCGGAATTGAGTCCGCTTGCTGATTGAGTTCAGGTCCACGACTATCGAGGTAGCACGCTTCGGGAACGTCCAAGTCGTCCACCGAATGTTCTCCGGGTCGATGCCATCGTCTACATCCCCCACAAGAAGATGAGTAGGAGTAGTAGCGCTATCGAGAGGCACAGCACAGTAGATAAGTGCTTTAATCGGGTCATAGACGATTTCGACCTGATTGAGCGCCAGACGATTGACACGACGCCAGATATCCGAGATTTTCCTGGAAAGTTCATTGTTGCTGAACGTCCCATTAAAGAGGTAGAGCCCAGACCTATCGGCCGAGAAGAAATTGTCCAGCGCTGCACCGTTCTGGTCCAGCACCTTGGCGATAGAGTGGCACTCCGCTCCGATACTCAGGTCGACGTTGGTGACTTCCCAGAAGGCAGGGGAGTCTCCAATTTCGCTGGTGACGTAGGTCTTTCCTCCTCCCTTGAGGAGGTAGTATTGGGAGCGGAACTCGACACAGTTCTTAACGCCTCCCGACGCATCACCAGGAAATGCAAGAACAAATCCTTCTGTGGCCGAGAACGACTCAGGTTGACCCGGCTCAGAAAGGTAGACCGCAGATTCATTGGTATCAGTGCCCCATACGGCGAGACGGCTCTTGTAGACTCCAATACCCACGCCTGCAGGAATCTCCACGAGCTGGTCCAGCAAATAGTCGACTCCGGCCTGAAGGTCAGCATCGAAGAAGTCGACAGTCAAGACCGTCGTTACATTGTCTCCGATACGTCCGTTCGGGATAGAGAAGAACTCCTGATTCTTTTCGTCACCTGCGTAGTTGGTCGCGAGCTTCTTTGTTGCCAAGAGAACGCGCGCGACGGTGCCGGCAGGTCCAATCGGAATGTTGCTAAGGTTGACCTTCTTCGCTCCGGGCGCATCGTAGAGAGTGAACGTCGCTGGACCGGGCTGAGTCAGGTATCCCGAGATGGTCTCGTAGGCTACTGCAAAGAGGTGCTTTCCAATTTCAACACTTCCAGCAGTCGTTGAGGTAGCAGCAACAATCGGCGGACCAATAGGTGCAGGACCGGCTGCAGGACGAGCAGTGCCTGATCCTTCGTAAACGTAGACCTTCTGGCCGGGCAGTCCCTTGTTGCTGTTGTGTGGCGTGATGTATGCCCTGTTGTAAAGCGACACCATACCGAAATCGGTCATGCCAGCGATGGTGAGGATTGGCACGGCCAGACTGGTTGAATCCCAGATGCGTCCAACGCTGTCCAGAATGAGCAACCGATCTGCCTCGCCAATCCTCTTGTAGGATGCTATCCTGTAGATATCGGGGACTGAGAGATGCGCGACGAACCCCTTCCGAGTCTCGACACCATGCTCCGTGAATACGACGTTCAGCGAGTCGAGGAAGTGGTCTCCCGGGCAGACGTCATCCTCGCCCCGGTCGAACGTGCCCCGGAACTGGTCTACGGTAATCGGAACGTGGTCCTTCTGCATCTTAGACCGCCGCTATCGAGGGATACCACTTGTTCTGCGACTTGCTGTAGGTCAGGTCCTGTGCGCGATTCTGGACCAGAGCAACAGCAACCGCAATGTTTCCGGCAGCGGTGAACGTCAGACCCGCGGCCAGAGGAATGATGGTGACCTTCTGACTTGCCACTCCGAACGTCTTGGGCAAGATGTTGACGATTGCCACCGCGCCGCTGACAACGAGAATGTCCGCGTTGGCCTCGAGAGTCGCTGCCGATGCAACGAGCTTCTCGGTCCGCTTGCTGATGAATCCCTGAAACATCTGACTTCTCCTTAGTTAGGAACTCTGTAGCGAGTTCGCCGACGACGTGTAGGCAATCCTTGGCTCTGTCGGATTGCTGTCACGATCAGCCTATCCAAGGCTCTACCTGTCTCCGAGTCGAGTTCGTCAGCCCGCGTCGGATTCTCACCGATGTAGCGCGCGCCGAGAGCAGCAGTGCGCGCCGCGAGTGCTGACTTGCTATTCATTATGCCGATGAAGCTCCCGGCCCCTGAAAGAGGTGAGAGCGACTTGACATAACGAATCCTGAGCTCGCGTGGTTCTGTAGCACCACGGAAGAAGACTGTCTCCTCCCGCCATGTCCAGATACGCAAGTGAGTCGTTGGGACTTCATCAGGTTCCCAAGAACGTTCGTCCATTTCCGTGAATTGCTCGATCGACCCGACTGTCCTCTCTGATAGCGTGATAGGTCTCAAAAGGTCTGCGGGGACGTTCAGCAGGACTTCCGAGTTCGCTGGGACCACTATCAGAGAGGACACCTCTACGGTGGTTTTCAAGCCGTGCAGATTGTAGTAATCTTGCAGCTCTCTGTATGCCTTGTTCAGGTAAGGCAGGAGAGAGTCAAAGGTGTAGAACGTCCCCGGAAGGTCGTTCAACAACCCTTGAGATTCTGTGATTACCTGCTGCGCTGTATCAGGCATTTGTTCACCCGCTGAACTTTAGGCTCTCGCGTAGGTCATCGCCTTGTGTCGTTCCTCATCGAGGATGTAGGAACAGTGAGAGCAGACGATGGCCTTCGGATTGACCTTCTCGAAGCACGACGGGCACTCCGAAAGGGCCATGACAATCTCATTGTCCAGCAGCCACGGCCGCTCCAGCTTCAGCGCGTTGCAGGCGTAGCGCTGGATGTCGGAGATGGTCTTGTGCTGGCGGAACTTGTTCCAGTCGTCGTCGGCCAGCTTGACGAGATTCTGGAACCAGAGAATCTGGCGTGCGTTGGCCTCGTCGAGTTCCTTGGCCAGCGACACGATCTTCGTGTTGCCCGGCACCCAGAAGAAGCCAGGAATGGCATCTGGTGGCCTCGTGCCGTATTGCGCGTCCTGCCAGTCCGTTACGATGGCGGCGGCGATAACGTCGGCTTCGACTGGCACTCGAATGATGGAGCGATTCTGCCCGGCCTGTCCACGCTCGTCGCCGACGTAGATATCGTTGATACCCTTCGTGACCAGCAGGGTCGAGGGATTCTCATACGACGCCTTCGCCAGGAAGAACTCGGACGGGAGGATGGGCTTCGTCTCCCGAATGATGCATGGAGCGATTGATACGAGCGTTGCCGATTCCATTAGTCAACCTTCCTTTTCGTCGAGTCCATAAACACCGAGTCTTCGTATGCGAACATGGGACTCCGACCCACGTCATGAAGCACGTTGAGGAATGCGTTTACTTCGTCTTCTTCCTGTGCCTCCAGCCGCTTTTCGAGAACTTCCCGAATCTGCGACGGAGACAGAGGATTCTTGATGCGGTGGATGAGAACCTCGACTGGTCTCCGTTCCAATGGGAGGAACAGGCCATGCTCATCCTTGAAAACATAGAGCGGCTCGTAGGAGTAGTCCTCCATGAGTTCGGGATTACCGACTGCTGATTGAGCACGCTCTAAGATCCAACGGTCCTGATCGAACGGATACTTCAAGACATCTCGAACCTCAGTGACCTCACGGACAAATATCTTTCCGTAGAAATCACTAAAGGTTCCAAATCTCTTCTCGGTCAGGCCAGTGGACCAGATGATTCGAAAGTTTGGCACACCAAACGGAGACGGACCTAGCTCATCAGCTAGCTTGTCGTTGATTTCCTTGAGAAGCTTCATGTCCATACGGAACCTAACGGGAGGTGGAGTTCCCGGTCTCCACCCCCCGCCCTACGTGGTTAGTAGCCCTGAGGCACGGCCAGCTGGTCGATGTAGACGCACGCCGCTGGATTGTTGACGAACAGGTTGAAGCTCGCCACGATGTAGTAGATTTGGCTCGCCGCGACGCCTCCAGATGCACCGCGAATCTCGAACACCTTGCGGCCATCGACATCGTAGAAGCCCGGAGCCTTCATCTCGGCACGTCCCCACACTTCCTTCACGATGAAGTCGATGCGGGTCTTGTCCCACGAGTTGGACTGCCGGATGCTGACACCCGCCATCTGCATGTTGTTGGCGTTGAAGTAGGGGTTGAGTCCCTCCTCCTTGGCCGACTTGGTGATGACGGACACCAACTGCCCGTATTCCTCGTAGGCGGCGACCTGCGCCGGATGCATCCACGCATCCATGTGCATCACGGAGTCGCCACCGACCCGGTCGGCCACGCGATTGACCGCCAGACGAGGGAAGGGCAGCGCGAAGGACGAGCCAGCGGCTGCAACACGGTTGGCCCTGATTTCGGGAATCAGTGCGCGGTCCATGCCGAGCCACGAGCCGACGCTCGCGTTGTTGTGGTGATAGGCGACGCCCAGGATGGAAACGGGCGGCGTCCCGGTCAGGCCCGACACGACAATCTTGTCGGTGGGTGCAACCGTCGCAGCGGCGCTGTTGAAGCGCACCTGCTTGTTCGGCCCGTCGTAATACTCGAGCGGGCCCTCACCACCGACCGCACCCAGACCCGCGAAGGGCTTCCGAGTGGTCAGCGTCGCATCGTAGACGGAGTAGAGATGCTTCTTCCGGAGAAGACGAGCACCGAATCCGTCAGCGGCCAAGGTATACGTGTCCTTGCCGCCGGCCGTGGTGACACCGCTGATGGTCGCCAACGTGCCCGTGCCGTTGGTCATGCAGAGGGAGTCCACTCCGCGACGGAACTCCTTCATGCTGGTGGCCATCATGTGACGGAACGTGTTGATGCGAGCCTTCCGCGCATCGTCCGTCGCCCACTGGGCCTTGGTCTGCCATTCCACAGCGTGCTTCAAGTTCGCCGTGGGGACCAGAGCCTTGTCGAACTCCGGACCTTCGCCGCGTCCGAGGTCTCCCCCGGCTGGTTCAAAGTGTCCGAAGAGGCCACCGGGAGAAATCTCCAGGGGGATTCTCATGTCACGAGCCGAGACCTTCTCGACAGGCCGCTTCTCGATGTATGAGAAGAAGGTCGCTTCCCGCTCGAACAGAACGGGCACCTTCTCCTGGACGTTCTCCAGCTCGGTGGCGTTGACCTGCAGTTCAGTCTGCGCCATGATTGTTACTTCCTTGTCGTGATTTTCCCGGCGAGCAGGTCTTCATCGCTGGTCTTGCCCCAGTCGATCTTCTTCGGGTCGAGACGTGCCGCATTGCCCCTCACGCCTCCCGCCGCTCCTCGACCGCCGCTCGGAATATCACGCTTCTGCTTGTGGTTGTTTTTCCCGGCCACCTTTTGACCGAGAGCCTCTGCGACCATCCTGTTTCGGATGCCGGGAAGGAGCTGCTTTGCACGCGAGAGGTGCGCGTTGAGAATTGCCTCTTTGTGCTCCTTCGTAAACCCGCCGACAGTTGCACGCCTCCACAGCTGGCGTAGTGTATTGGCGAGTTGCTGATCCTCGCCCAACTTCTCGTCGAGTTCGGCCAATGCCTCTTTCGTGATGGCCTTACGTGTGAAGCCGTTCAGCTTGTTTTCCGGGTCAGTGATGCCCCGGTCTGCAATCCTCTCCAGACGAGTGTATGACTCGGACGCGAGTTCCTGATTGAACGAGCCATACCGTTCGTTGAAGTGCCGACTCCGTTCCTCCCTGAGCTGGACCTCCGCAGGATGAGGTCCCGTTGATTGTATCCTGGGCTCAGGTATCCTTGCCTCTCCGAAGACGTGCTTGGCGATGTGCCCAGCAGCATACATCAGATTCTTGTCGTTGAGACGCTTGCCGTCGTTGTAGGTCATCCGGATGAGGTCCTGTAGCACAGGCATCGTAGCCCGCACATAGAGGTCCTTGCTCATCCTCTGCAACGTCGGCAAGAAGTTGTCCACCAACTGTGGAACCGATTCCGGCGAGTTTGCCGCCAGCTCTCGGAGCACGAGTGATGGGTCGCCTTGCATGAGGCTCGCCTCGATGATGTCGAAGTCGTCCGCCTTCTTCGCGGCGGTGACGGCTTCTTCAACAGAGGCGAACGTCTCCGAGAACTTCTGTTCCCTGAAGAAAATGTCCTTCAGTCCCGGCACCTTCTTGAAGATTTCCGGGTCCGCCTTCTTTAGTTCCTGATAGGTTGGCCGGCCTTCGATGGCGGGGTCGGCACGTGGCTTCTTCTCGGCATCGCCTTCGCCTTCCGGTGCTTCCTCCGCTTCTTCGTCCTCGGCATCGTCGTCGCCTTCGTCCTCTTCGCCTTCGTCTTCGACTTCGTCGTCGTCTTCGGGAGTCTCGTCGACAGGCTTGTCAGCGGAGTCACCGGTGCCCTGGTCACCGGAATTGTCAGGGTCTCCGATATCATTTAAGATATCCATATCGTCGTCAGGCATCTGCGTCTCCTATGCGGTTTGCGCCTCAGGTTCCGGATTCTCGATTCCTTCTTCACCGACTTCGCCACCTTGTTCAGCAGCCATCTGTTGCTGCTGCATCATCTGCATCTGGATGATTCCGTTGTGCTCCATGTAGTGAGCACGCACATTCATCCATGCTGCTGGATTGTTCTCCTTCGTATCCATGCCGACCGGCGACTTCAGCCAAGAGAGGCAGATTTCAGCCTCAACCTCGTGTCGGTCTACGTCCTGGTCAACAGGGACAGAGGATTGGAATTGCTCCTGACCAGTCATTGGATCGAATCCCATCAACGTGGGCTGACCCTGAATGAGCTGGGCAATCTCGATGAGCTGCTTGTTGCGGTCGTCGTCTCCCGGAATATACAGGTCTTCCATCCCAATGAGCTCTGCTACGAAGCTCGTGTTTTCGGGATGGAGAAGAATCTGTCCAATCTGGGGGTCTTGCATTTGGATGAGTTGCAAGAGAACGTCCCGCTTCTGCGCCCAGGAAATCGGGAATGCCTCGGAAGTCTCTGGCTCGATTTCACCCACCTTGCCCTGCAACTCCGCCTTACGAATCCACGTGTTGACAAAGCTGTTCCCTTGGTCCTTGACGAACTTCTCATCCTGCACCATGTTCTTGGCGAAGGAGCGCACAGACTTGCTCATGACCTGTGCCCACCAGACCTTGAGGACTGTCCAAGTCCCACTGAGTCTTTGGAGAGCTTGCGCGCGGCTCAGTTCGTATTCACGAGCGGTGCCTGAACCACCTTCAATAGCACCACCGTAAATAGTAGGAAAGGTCCCAACCACGAATTGAGCCGAACTATCCAGACGGTCAGCGAACATCTCCACCTCCTGAGATAGAGATGCAGCTTTGATGTCGTGGAAGCCTGCGGATAGATTCTGGCCAGAAGGAGCCTTCGCTTGATTAACCATGCCCGGTCTTGCTTCCGACTTAGAGTAGTTCTCGAAGTCCAGAACAGACGGGTCAGCAAAAGTCTCTGGGATACCGAATTCGATTGTCTCAAGAGTGATGTTCGCCAGCTCGTTCGTCATGTCCTGAATAGGGACCAACGACTGGCCCTCCGGTTCAGCATGAATGTGTTCGGAGAACGGCGACAACGTGGCCGTCCAGTGGTCATCCAGAACGTCCGGGAGAACTTCGACTACCAGGTCGTTGTTGACGATGACAACGTAGCAGCCCTCGGGATACTCTTTCTTGAGGCGAACGACGATTTCGTTCTTTGTATCGCCCCAGTAGTTGAAGGCCCAAGGACGAAGCCAGAGCCTCGAAACGGTGCAGACGTTGTCCTGCCACTCTCCAGCATAGCGACGATCGTTTCGTGCCCAGCGCTCGATTTCGTCACTGTCGTAGCTAGCCTTGATCAGATGAGCGAATTCAGGATACGTCTCCTGTATCAGCCCGACAGGCTCCTCTGTTACGAAACGCAGGTAAGGAGTCTCATCGAGCTTGGAGATGTAGTGCGGGACCTCCACGTGCATGGGGCCAAACACACGAAGAATCTCTCGAGACTTGGGCCGGTCATTGTAACCGACAATGGTATCGAATGTTTCTTCCTGGTCTTGGATTTCGGGAGGTGCAACGACACCGCAGTTGGGGCACTCCTGTGGCATCTGCTGTGCAGGGACGGCCGGGTCGACTGCCGGTTCCTCGCCTGACGGTGTGCCACATGCAGGGCAGAAGTAGCTACGATTGACAAGACTCTCCTGTCCAGGAATCGGCTCACGGAAAGTGCCGAACTCGGACTTTGTCTTGAGCTCGTTGTAGCAGAAGACTACTCCTGTATTAAAGAGGAGATATAGCGCACGAAGGAAGAGAATCTCTGACTGATTGTGCCGCTGGATGAGTTCGGCAATCTTCGAGTAGGCTTTCGCCGTCTGGACGTCGCTGGCGTTGTCCGCATCGTCAGGGAAGAATCTGACATAAGGAATGCCAGCAGCAATCGCCGAAATCCACGCCTGTCCGTGGGCTTTGTAGATATTGACAACCTTGGCGATGGCTTGAACATCAGTCTCGCCCTGTGGGTCCTCGAAGGCGACGTTGGTCCGGTCCTGATAGTCTCGGTAGTCGCGCGCGATGGAATCCCAGTAGATGTATTGCAGGTTGTTCCAGTAGCATTCGAGCTTCTTGAGCCGCTTGACGTAGGCTTCGCGAACGCTCCGCTCAGGGATACAGAGGGCGTCCTTGATTCGGAGAAGTGCGTCTGTGACCTCTTTGGGATAGATGTCTTCCGGATTGACCTCCTCCTCCAAGTCATCCACGATTTCATCGGGATTCTCAGGAAGCGGAGCAAGAGCATCCGGGTCAAGCAACTCCTCGGGGAGCAGCTCGGGGTCTACCGCCGTCGGGTCGATGGGAGGATACATTAGGGTTTCACAAAATCGCGATAGTATTTGTCGAGATGTGCAGGCATCCCCTGAATGCTCTGCATGAAGTTCCGAATCGCCGTGTCTTTGTCACCCCGATTGGTCAGGAAGTTGGCATCCATGAGAGGGTCAAGCACCTGTCGCCAGTCAGCTTCAGGAATCGAAAGTCCGAGCTGAGCCACGCGCTGATACGTGTCCGGGTCTACGAGGCCAGAAAGCCCACCACCCTTTGCAATCTCACCATAGGGGTCGGTGCGAGAGTATATGGTCTCAGGTGGCATTAGTCTACCACTGAATCCATACCTCTTTATGTCACCGAATCCCTTATCGACTCCTACCACCTTCTTCGCTGCCGGATCAATCATGAACTGTCCAGGATGCCTATCCGTAATGGCACCGAAGATGTCACGAGCCTGCTCAGCAGCTAGTTGGTTGGCGATCTCTGGATTCTTGATGCTCTGCAAGTTGCCATAAGGCCATTTCTCGAATGACTCTGGCAGAAGCGTCTGCATGGTGCCGCCGCCCTCGATTCGATGGGCTACAGGCGTGTCCCCTCGCAGCAACTCCATAATCCTGGTTTGGCCTGATTCTCTGGCGCTATCCCTCGATGGCTCTGGAAGCATACCACCAGTGCCATAGCTGTCATAGCCTTTGTCACTACCCTTTTCTATATACCTCCGACCACCGGGACCCTCACTTGCACTCTTGTGCATGATTCCACCGAGATCGAATCGGCCGTAGTCGATTATCGGACCACCACCGACTTCCTCTCGCGTCTTGAAAGCCCCACCAGTCGGGGTGGGAGTTACGGTCGGAGCCAAACCAGGGAACGAACCTCGCCTCGGTGGTGCTTTGCTGTTGCCGAAGATTGCCATCCGCCGCGCTATCTCGTCGGTGATATCGGCTTCAGGAGCCTGCAAGTCCGACAAGTCGTAAATGTCAGAGAGTTCCTTCTGAGCATCAGGGTCAAGAATCCTGTCCAAGAAGTCGTTGGTAAGTTTTGACGGACCAGCTTCCTCCGTCAGCTTCATCATCTTTTCGAGTTCTGGCGTATCGATGTTAAGCCGCCTGTTGGCTATGTCACCGAACCTCAGAATGTCACGTCTGAAGCCACTGGTTGGAACGATACCTCCCAGAGCTGCGACACCACCAGCTACGCCCTTAGCGCCAAGCAGGCCAGCTTTCATCTCCGGTATCGGAAGGGAGCCTGCAATACTGCCCATAATACGAGCAGGAGACTTTCCCTTGGTGAATCCCTTGACAGTATTCACGCCCCAGTCGACAGGGTCCTCTCCAGAGGCTTCGATTCCAGAGCCGAGTAGACCAAAAATCGGGTCGTCTTCAGCCGCCCCAGCCTTGAACTCACGAACTCGCTGGGTTATTGGGTCTACGTCCAGCTTGAATTCAGGACTTTCACGGAAGTTGAACTCGGGAGCCTCCCAACGTTGCTTTTTACGCTCTGCACCGGCCCGGAGGAGTTCGTCTAGCTCTCGACCCTGAGTTGCAAAGTCAAATGGTGCTGCCTCGACGTTGAACGGACGGGTAGCCTGATAAGGATCTGTGGTCCTCATCTGGAAACCGCCTGTGCTACCCCGTCTTGGAGCCATCTATTTTCTCTGCTTCCTGGACACGCTTTTTCCAGAGCTCACGCGCTTCTTTCGAACTCTGATTTTCGAGCTCGGCCTGCTTTCTGGACCAAGGGACTCGAGACTTTCGAATATTTCCTTCAAAACCCGGTTTAATAGGTTGAGCAACTGGTCGAACCGTGCTCTCTTCGCGCTTGGCATCCAACAATCCTCGTAGATACTCGACTTCCTCTGTCAGGAGGGTTATCGTATACTTGTGCGCTTGGCACGTTTCGCACGTTAATGTTCGCCGCGTGAACAAATCATCGAAGAAGCCCACGAAACCTCCGGTGCCGCTGAACTGAGAGCGTCGGCTTGTGCTTTGACTCCAAAACCTCCATCTGACGATGCAGGCGAGTCCAATCACCAGTCTCTGTGAAGCTCGTAATGACCTTCCCGAGCGTTTGCATTCGCTGGTCTCGACTCCAAACGAGCCTGATATACTGATCAACCTCTTTAATCAGATATCGGCCACCATCATAGGGGTCGTCACCGTTGAACTCGGCTACATCCTCGACAACTTCGCCTTCTTTGTTGTCGTAAATGCAGATCGGGATGGTCTTAATGAACTCCTTGCACGTGTTAAAGACCTGTAACCTCGGTAGATTCGTCTCTAGCGGTTCAGGAATGAAGGCCTCTTGGTATTTCTGGAAGGCCATTGCACCCCAATTCCGATAGATGTATGCAGCGCGCTCCTCCGAGTATCCTTCCTGAGGTATATACTTCGGAGGCTTCGGTTCCCATCTCAAGAAGGAGTGCATCAGCATCTTCCCACCGAGACGGTCGTTGTCTGCCTGAACAGCACGAAAGCCCGAGGCCTTCTGGAATTGCTGTTCTATGGTCTCCTTGTCTCCTCGCTTGGCCCAGGCGGAGGGGTCGAGTACGACAGAGTGTATCTCGTGCCGCTCATTTTGCGAAAGTCTCGCGACGTCCGCTCCCCACGTCTCGATGTTCTGCTTGTCCTTAGCATATTCCCGATAGAGGAATACCCGCGCATCAGGAGCGACAGCAGCCCAGCCAGCCCACGTTTTAGCAGTGTAGCCCCAGTCAATCGCGAGGATACGTGGCCACCATTCCGGGACCTCGAACGGCTCGACGACGTGACATGCGTGAGCAGGCTCCCCTGGTCGGCGGAAGTCTCTCCATTCCGCGAAGACCTGACCAGAGAAGACATACCAGTCTCCGTCTTTCTTGGCCCGTCGTTCTGCCTCGGGAAGAATTTCGAGGCGCCATGCGTATCCTGGGTCGGCTTCGTTGAGGTATGGGTTGTCGTCGAGTTTCGCGGGAATGTAAATCCGCGTGGTTCGACTTGAGCGGTCATGGATGATCTTGTATCCGGTTCTCGCGGGGTCAACGAATCGTTCTCGGACCCACACATGACCTTGATTCCCTGGATTACTAGCGGACCTAACGACGGGCGGAAGGTCCGGTTCGGACGATCGCACACGGCTGGTGACAAAGGAATAGACGAACCACTTGAAACTTGTGAGCTCATCGAACGCTGCGTAGTGGTATTCCGTCGTGTCATGGCGTCGTGCGTGCTTTTCTTTTTCGAGATAGCTCGCGCGGATAATGGCCCCTGAAGGCCACTTCCAGAAGTGCTTCGCTTCGTTGAAGACGGCGCCGGTTAGCTTGTAAAACCTGTCCGCACGGGGAATGATTGATTCCTCCAGCTGCGGGAAGGTCTCACGAAAGATAATACCGTGAAACTTCGGATGAAGATGCCAACCACGTAAAATCGGAAGCATGATGAGCAGCTCGGATTTCCCACCTCCGGCTGCTCCACCATATAATGCTTCAAAGATCGAATCTGGAATCTCGAGAAACTTGCGCTGCTTCTCGTGTGGCTTCCAGATTCGAGTGAAGTTATCGACGACTTGAATGGCCACGGGCCTACTTGAATTCGTCGAATCCGTCGCCCCTCGGCTTGCTCGGAGTCGTCACGCCGGCCTGACCAGAGTCGCCGGTCTTGTTCTCCTTGTGTCCGGGACCGGAAGGCCGACCAGGTCCGGGTTCGCCCTGACCCGTGATGTGCGATCCGGTGTGACGCTCGACGGCGCTGCCCTGACCCGTGTAGGGCTTCCCGCGACCACGCGTCTCGTCCTCCTGCATGGTCGAGCCGACGGTGCCCGTCATCTCGTCCTCGGTGGCATCGCCACGCTCGATGGCGCGACGCTTGGCTTCCTGCCACCCGAACGCCTGCTCCTCGAGGAGTCTGACCTCGTCCTTGTTCGGCTCGGGGATGGTCGTTCCGAGGGCGATGGCCAGCTGACGAGCGAGAACGTATCGCTTGCCGTCGCTGAGGTCGTAGATGATGTCTCCGCCGAACGCCTTGTAGTCACCGCGCTCGCTGGTGACGTTGATGGGACCACCGTAGCCGAGCACCGGACGAGCCTCGACGATGGTGATGCCTTCCTCACCTTCGAGCGGTTCCGGGGAGGCGGCGACGTAGCCCTCCTTGTTGACCCCGTAGAGCTCGATATCGTCACGCTGGTTGACGCGTGGAAGGACGGGCGCGTTGGCCGGTGTCGACCACCGTTCCTGATCGGCCTTCGCAGCGTTCTCCCTCTCGGCGTGAGCACGAGAGTCCTGCTCGGATGGCTGACTGCCAGCCTGTGCGCTTCCACGACCAGAAGTTCCCTTCGGGCCGTAGTCGCCCGAGTATTCCTGCACTGCCGTGGCCCCCTTGTCGGAGGATTCTTTGCCCTTCTTTTCGGCCATTGGTATCTCCTGAACTAGAATTGTCCGCCGCGCGCTGCCAAGAGTTGTCGCATCCTGTCGTTCGCTCCGCCGAGGTCAGGCATTACTCGACCCGGCGCTGGAGAGTTGGCGACTGGAGGAGGCTGGCCAATGGAGCCCATCATGGCCTGCTTGTTGGGCATTGCACCCATCCGACCCTGAATCTGAGCGAGTGCAGCTGCACGGGGGTCGGGACCCATCGGCTGCGGCTTGTCGAAGACACCGGCTGCACGCTGGACCTGCATCCGATTTGCGAAGTCCGGAACACCGGGCATCCCCATGTCGCCGGGCATTTCTCCGCCGGGGATTCCACGTGGTGGGGCAAAACCTCCACCCATCATTGGAGGAGGCATCCCCATCGGAGGACCCGCCGGAGGCTGAGGACGAGTGAAGTTTCCACCTCCAGGCATCATGGGAGGTGCGGGAAGCTGACCTGGACGTGGCGCGGCGCTCGGCGGGAGTGGCATCGGACCTCGACTTGGAGGTGCCCAGCTTGCACCACCTCGCATTGGTCCCTGAGGTGCCATTCCGCCTCCCGCGCCGCCCGAGATCGGACCCTGCATCCGAGGACGGACGCTGCCCATCCCCATCGCCTTCCTCATTTTTGCTTTTGGAGCTGGAGCTTGCATGGGCATTGTCGTTCCTCAGATGCAGAGTTTGCGCACGCGACTACTTCTTGGACGGACTGTCCTTCGTCGGCTGTGTCGGCTGGGTGGTTCCCGGCTTGCCCTGACCACCACCGGGCTTGTCGCTCGGTTGGTTGCCACCGCCGCCGGGTTGCTGTCCACCGCCACCGGGATTCTGTTCAGGCATTGCAGTATCTCCTAGTTAGAGAGTTGGTTGCGGCCCCTGAGAATCCTTTGCCGACGAATGACTACTTTCGCTTCGGCTGCGCTCCACCGCCGGGCAGAGTGTTGTCGGGGCGCGCGCCTGACGCACCGCCGTCGGAGTCGCACGGAACGAGCACCCAGCCGTAGAGCAGGCTGTATTTCAGCTCGAACTTCTGCTCCCGACCGGGCAGGGAATTGTCGGGACGGTTGCCCGATCCGGGAAGCGAGTTGTCGGGGCGATTCCCTGAGCCGCCCTCGGGCTTGCCGTAGCCGGGGTCGACGGGCGGGAACACCGGCAGATGGACGGGAATCCCAGGAGGCAGCTCGTTGTCGGGCAGCGAGTTGTCCGGCGACGGCGGATTCTCGGGCGGCCAGACCTCGGGATGCTCGGGGAGACCCTGGTCCGGACGGTTGCCGCTGCCTCCCTGACCGGGCAGCGTGTTGTCAGGCCTGTTGCCTGAGCCTCCACCCTGACCTGGCAAGCTGTTGTCGGGACGCTGGCCCGGAATCCCGTCGAGGATGGTGATGAGTGCGAACTTGGACTTCGGCATCGGTTCCTATCTCCTGTTCTTCGGTTTACGACTTTTCCCCGCCTTCTGCAGGGCGATTGCGATTGCTTGCTTTTGCGGACGACCGTGATGCACCTCAGTCCGGATGTTCTGAGAGATGACCTTCTTGGACTGTCCGGACTTGAGAGGCACGTTCAAATTCTCCGGATTTCGATAGCTCTCGGGCCCTTCGGAGCCTCGATGCAGAGGAACTCGACTCTATCTCCGATTTCAAGGTCTGCAAACTCGATACCCTGAGACTTTTGCAGAGCTGTGTAGTGGAAGAAGTAGTCCTGTCCATCGTTCCCCGCGATAAAGCCAAAGCCTTCCTTGAGCTTTCGCACGACGCCGGTCTCATTCTGCGCGGCGTTGCGTTCGGGCGTGTCTTGCTGAGATTGAGTTGTCCGTTCTCCGTTACGCATCCTTCGACTCCTGTTCGTTACCGTCTGCTGTTTCACTTCCAGAAATTGCTCCCTCCAGATACTTCTGCTGGACACGTTCCTCTCCCACGGATACCGCTTCGTAGTCGGATTCTTTCTTGACTTCGGGGCGATACATATGGAAGTGAACGGTCTGCTCGGCGCTCATCTCCTTCGGGAGCATCTTCTCAGAGATGATTGCAAGCTGAGAGCCGACCTGGGCCAGCTCGCGCGCCTTCTCGATCTTCTTGATTTTCTGATCATCCAGACATTCAAGCACGGTATTCAGACGCTTGAAAGCGAGGTCGCGAATCTTGGTTCGCTGAGACTCGATTTGCTGGATGAGATTGACGTTTGGTGCGAGCGTGCCGTGATTCTGAGAACCGTGGTCGGTCATCAACCGAATATGGTCCTCGTTGACGTCAAAGAGTTTCGCAGAGTTTGCGCGGCCCGTGAGCTGACCTACGATAACAGCGTCTGCCGCTTCTTTCGGAGTCAGCCTCGGCTTGTAAGTTGCCTTTCGGAGAGCGTTCTCGACGTGCTTGATGACCTCTGGGTCGAGCATGGACGGAGGCTCTGGTGCGACAGGCTCAATCGGACTCGGAGAAGGGTCTCCCGTGGGCTTGGAGTCCCGGTCTATCCGGTTCAATATGTTGCTATGGGACCCGATGCGAATCGAGGCCTCTTCTTCGCTAATCCACATGATTCTGGTGACGATATCTAAACGTGGCCGTCGGCCTTGTCCGATTATACCACGTTCTGCGATCGCTGTCAAGTCGGCCAAAGTTCGCCCGATGAACATTGTTCCTGCGAGTGAACATTTCAACGAGTCCCGTATCGGAAAGGCATCTACGAGATGGGACCCGTTCGATTAAAGGACCCGATTGAAATACATCGACTGACTTTACGTTGGCTACCACCCCCCGGAGCGAGGTCATGGGACCCGCTGCGACATGGTAGCACATCCTCCTGGCCCCTGTCAACAACAAAGCACTCTGCCTCACAAAGCCCTCTATATCACAAAAAACTTGGCTTGCCCACTTTGTATCGCAAAGTCAAGCAGAAAATATTTTCGAGATGGGGCCACTATGGGGTTGCAATGCGCCCGATCCTATGCGATAATCTCTTTGTTGGTTGTTGCGGCGCACGTCGCGCCGAGGCCAGCCCGGCCCTGAAGGCCGGAAGGAGAAACGACAATGGAAAAGGTTACTGTCAAGCTCGAACTTCCGATCGAAGGCAAGCCCGCGTTCGTGTGGGAATACACGAAGGACAAGGCGGAGTCCATCGAGGACACCAAGGCAATCGCCAAGGCGATGGCTTCCGGCGACGAGACGCCTGCCGACTACCTGGTGAAGGCGTTCAACTACGGCCATGACCTGCTCCTCCGCGCGAGCGAGCGGTCGAAGGCCAACAAGGCCTCGCAGGGTCCGGAGAAGGAAATCGCCAAGGCCATCAAGATGATGGTCGAGACGGTGGGCTTCACCGAGGAGGCCGCCCGCGAGATTGTCATCAACCAGCGCAAGGCTGCCGGGAAGCCGGTCTAGTCACCACGCGGGGGAGGCTTCCACAGCTCCCCCGTCCCTCTCGGGCATGTAGCCCGGCTGACGAGTCCTAGATGGACGAAAGGGAAACGACACAATGGCACAGAACGACGACAGGCCCATCAAGGTCTGGTGCAACGAAGCGATGCGTGAGGAACTTGAGGTTCTGGTCCGCCGTCGCTTGCGGGACATCGAGGAGCGAGTGGGCGCGCGTGTTGACTCCAAGCTGGACCGCGACGAGCTGGCGACACTCAAGGCTCTGTCTCAGGAGCTTTACGAGGCAGGGACGTAATGGAAATCACCTGCCCGAAGTGCAAGGCGCCTGAATCACACCCGCGCCTGCCCGACTCGGTCCTGATTCGAGGCCTCAAGGTCTACGACGAGGACGGCACCGCCTGGAGCCAGTGCCTCGTGTGCAGCGGCTACTACGACTGGTTCGACTGGAGTCTGACCCCTGAGAACCACGACCCGAAGAAAGGGTGGTTCGCGTCATGACGACGCTCCTGACCTACCTCGGAACGATGGCTCTGGTCCTGGCCCTCGGTCCACTAGTGCCCGATATCCAGCTATCGCCGTGGCTGATAATAGCCATCTTCCTCGCGATGGTCCTCCTCAAGAAAGACTAATCGAGACTGGCCCCCAGAACATCGGGGGCCTTTTTTCGTTCAGGCTGCGCCTGGAGGTTTATGAATCATTGTGGTTTATGAATCCCCGCAGTCCAATGTTCAGCCCGTGAACAATTGTGCTACGATATCGACTTCGGTTGAGAGTCGGGAGGCCGCGCCTGACTCTGGGCAGCGCCGACAATACCCTCTGAACATTTTGTGCGCCGCCCTGATCAATTCAGCGCCGCGACCGCGCCCGTCAGCCCGGTCCCTCCTGAAGATTGATCACAGAGCCTTACAATTTGTTCAGCCGCTCGACACCTGGAATCTCTGTGGTATCCCTCTGGTATGTCTATGGTATCACTCTGGCATCTCTCTGGTATCGCTCTGGTATCTTTTGATCGGCCAACTCTAATATTATCAATAACTTACGGGATAGCCCCCCTCCCTCCCACCCTCGAATATGGGGGCAAGGCCGTCCGGATTTTCAACGAAACGAGGTCGGTATCGGCCCAATTTTTCATGATATGGTTTTTTTCCCTCTCTATCTTATTCTATATCATAATATAAAAAAATAAGAGGGGAGTAGAGGCCACCTGCAAACGACATGCCACCGGGGGGAGGCCGGGGTTGGATGGTGGACGGGGGGAGGGGGTCTCGGCTAAGTCCATACGGGTCAATAACTTACAGCCGATCGAGATACCAGAGGGATACCAGGGACATACCAGAGTCATACCAGACACATACCAGACACATACCCAACAGATCCAGCCCATTTTCATGTCGAAATAGCACCGCGCCACAGAATCGCTTGACATCTAAAACTGGCTGGCATATAATGTATTTGCGCCCGCGGCACGGGCCAGCATAAACCTCGGAGGAGGGGAAAGGATAGAGTGAGTCCTAGAGGAAGGAAGATGGCCGAGGGTAGACCATCCTACAGTCGCCGTATGATAAACGTCAACGATACGGCGGCCTGGGATTGGGCCATCAAGACAGCGAAGTCCAAGGGCCTCAGCGTAGGCAAGTTCATCGAGCATCTGTTCAGAGAGCAGATACAGAAGGAGACTAGCAGTGGCAAAGACTAAGGCGTCGTTAAAGGTAGGCAAGAAGAATCGAGTAGTTGAGATACCACGCGAGAAGGGTAAGTCTTATCCCATCTCCAAGAGCGCTCGTCAGTCCTCAACCGAGGCAGTCAACCGCACCGTCGAGTTCCTCATTGGAATTGGATTCGACCGTGAGAGCGCACTCCTCAGCATCGCCGCCCAGCTCCACGAATCGCTGGTCGCGGTGAAGCTCTACAACGACAACAAGAAGTCCCTCGCGAAGAAGGGTGGCAAGTAATGGCCTCGACCATCAAGTTCTATGGCCTCGGGGACTTCATTACCAAGCATCTCCGCTTCCAGCAGCACTGGAACAAGAAGGTCATTCGCCTTGAAGATGCCAAGTGGCAGACTCTCGAGAACGATGCCCACGTAGGTGAAGGCACCTATGCGGCAGGCTCTCAGTTCAAGGTGTTTGAGACCCAGAACTTCGGTTGGGTCGTGTTCAAGACGGATTCACTGACTCCAACAGGTCAGCGTCCCGGTCGATTCATTCAGAAGTTCTAAGGAGGTTCCGGTGGCGAGAGACTACGACGACTACATGGACGAGGACGAGAGCTTCGGCCCCGACTACGACTACGACGATGACGAGATTGACTTCGCTGATCCGGGCGGCAATTCAGCTTTGCGCGCGGCCTCAGCCAGCAATCCCAGGAACCTTCCCTGCCCGACCTGTGAGGCACCCAATCGCCTGACTCCTGCCGATGTGGCTCGGGGCTATCAGTGTGATTCGTGTGCAGACCGCGCAGAGCGGGGCGGCTACTAACATGGGCCGCTACGACGTTCGCCCATGCCCCTGCGGCTCGGGGCACCCTTCAAGTTGGCTATTTGACTGCAAAGGAATCCCAGTCGCTCGTGTGTGTAACATCTGTGAAAGTGCCACGATGAAGAAATACAATCCCATCATCTTCACCGGCTACACGCAGGCTGACATAGACGAGCAGATTGAAGAGGACGAGTAGTCAATAGCGTCGACCGAGCGACGATAAACAGCCGTTAGGCTCGGTGCGTCCCTTGAGAACCAGATGGGGTCTCAGGGGAGTCGGAAAGGAGGACAGATGGAATTGAGACAGAAGTCAGGTAGACGGTTGGATGATGGCCAGACGATTGGCTACAAGGTGCTCGGGATGCTTCAACAGATTGCACCCGACAAGCAAGCTCAAGATGCCTGCACGATGCTTTACCACAGGTATCACGGACCCTGCAAAGAGCAGGACCAGGCGATGGTCGCCGCCCTCTACGACGGGTTGGCATACGGTAACTGGCCGTGGGTAACACCCGGCATCTTCAAGGAAGGCAGATAGGATGCTCAAGTGTCCGAAGTGTGGCAAGTATCTTCCGGTATGCACTTGTCGCAGGAAGCCCAACGGGTATGTTCAGCCGCTGAACAATCCAGCTAAGGAGTCCAGCAAGTGAGTCTCCTGAAGGTGCTCTACAGGAAGCGAGATGCCGCTCGAGCCGAGGTCGATAAGTGGGCAAGGCTCATCAAGACCTTGGAAACCGAGTTGAACATCAAGCCTCAGAAAACGAAGTCAGCAGGAACTCAGTGGACTCCTGCGGCGCGCGCTCGGGCTGCTAGCAACATGAAGAAGATGTGGAAGACGCAGCGAGCCAAGATGCTCAAGAAGAAGGTGAGATAGTATGACACAGAGGTTTTGCGAAGTCTGTAACGACCCGGTGGCCCTCGACTCCGAGGAATCCATGTGTGAGTCGTGTCTCGAAGCGGTCGAGACGGAAGTTGGACTGATGTCGGATGCGATTGATGCCGAGGAAGAAAAATGCCAGATACCTGCACCAAGTGTGGAGGCTTCCTCATCGAGCGTAACGCCCGACGAGACAAGCACCACGGACAAGAGCATGTCAGGGAGCTTCGATGCTCTCGATGCGGTAAGCGATATGGACTCAGAAAACCTGGACTCTCCGATTCCGAGTTCCGAAGCTTCCCCGAGGCCGACCGAAGCTCCAACGGAAAGGGAAAAGAAGACTGAGCCTTGCGAGGCGTGCGGCACGCTTCAAGAGACTCTCCAGCCCTTCAAGCACCAGCATGTGAAAGAGCAGATGCTGTTGTGTGATACGTGTCACGCGATGGAAACTGCTCTGGTCGCACACGCCAACGACCCGATGCAGGGCAAGGTCGTGCATCCTGATGAGGCAGCTCGCGAAGAGCTGATGACGATGGATGA